CCATACGTAAGAATGATGCAATTGATCTATTACCGTAACGCTCAAATTCTTCCTCATATGTATCAGGTAGATACTGATTCAAGAAGTCAAAGTTTGTAATATAATTTGTAGGCAATGTTGCCTTTACTGAGCTAGGAGTAATCGCTACCCCTGGACTCGCTGCTATTGATCCAGCCATAATTTCTAAGTTTTATTTTTTCTAATTACTAATCTATTTCCACGATCCGCATCTACCGATCTTACCTGAACCCCTTGAGTTGGTGTTACAGACGTTGCATTACGAGTCATATCTATATTTTTAGACTCTCTTGCAACACCTTCTACCGCTTCAGATTTACCTTTTTCATAAAAGAATTTGGCAAACTTCTCTGGGTTAGAGGCAACAGCTATAGAACGATGGAACATCTCAGCGTCTTGTAGGTAGCCATCATCATTTAAAAACTTGTTTATAAAGTTCTTTAATGTAGACTGCTCCTTCAATAGTTCTTGCGATTCAGCTGGCTTGTAAACTAACTTCTTATCTTCGTCTATACTAAACTTGAAACCTTCAAATTTATCAGAAAACAGTTCTGTTGTTTTATCAGCAAAATACTTAGATCTACGCTCTTGTTCCTGCTCGCTTGCAGTTGTGGTTTCTCTATATTCCTTGTAAGCATTATAAGCATCTCTTTCTTCTTTAGGAACAAAAGATTCACTTGACTCAAGTGGAACTTTGTACTGTTCTTTTAAGTTGTTAAAATACTCTTTAGCTTTAGCAAGCTCTTTTTTCTTTGCTAGTTGTTTTTTCTTAACGTCTTTTTCATCATTAAAGTCTTCGTCAAAACTAAACTTACTTTCAATTTCAAAACGAATATCATCGGAGTCAAGCCCCTTGTTTTGTTCCTTATAGAAATCAAAAAGCAAAGTGTCTTGGTCTAATGAATCATAATCTTTATTTAGATTAATAAAATCATTTATACCTCGACCTGTTTCTTTTTTATACTTCAAGAATGCTGAAACGTCTTCAGGTAGTTCTTCATTTACCTGTCTCTGTTCCCATATATCATCAAGAGATGATATCTCCTTGTTGTATCTTTTTCCTAAGTAAGATATGATTTTATTTTCATCAATATCTGCCTCAGGAACTTCTGTAATATTCACTTGCTCTTCTGGTTCACTTTTAGGGTTTAATTTCTCTTCGTGTTCCTTAAGCAATTTTTCTTCAATCTCAACTGCTGACTTTTCTTCAAACTCAACAGCTCTTACTTTAAATTCACCTTCCATTTTATTTAATTTAATATTTTACAAAGTTACATTTTTTTTTTCTTCTTTGTTTTTAAGGTTATTGGGACAGTTAATCCAACATTAAAATCATAATTTAATGGTGATCCAGTATCCTTACTTAAACCTCCTCCAAAAGACAAATTACTATTGTTAAGCGGTACATTGTATGTTGCATTAATCCTACTACCCATACCACCCTTATAAAAAGATGTGTTTAGATTAGCTGATAATTTATTGTTCTGTAATCCTAATCCTAGATCTACAAAGTCATTATTGCCAATTACATTAGGAGTCAATCTCAATGGATCTTTTGTTGTTGTTTTAATTGTTCTTTTATTCATTATTATCTAGGATTAAAGGATTCTAAATCAAATCCATCCAACGAATCTTCAGTACTCTCAAAATTCATTGGGGGTAAGTTATTTTTTCTTTGGTTAATCAATTCTGACTGCCTAGTGGCTTGAAGGTCAACTCTTTTGTCCTTAGCCTTTTCTTTGTCTTTGTCTCTTGTTAACATTCCATCTACCTCTATGCCTTTTAGTTGCATGTTATACTGGAACTCAAGATCCATTAATGTTTTCTTAGCTTCAACCTCAGCATTCATTGTCATTATAGCATAATTTGCTTCAGCCTCCTTTAACTGCATCTTAGCTTGTGCCTCAATCTGGAATAGCTGTGCCTTCTGTTCAGCTGCCATTTGTTGTGACTGCATGTTCATCTGACTCTGCATCTGCATCTCTTCTTGTTTCTGCTTCTGCTGTGCCTCCATTCTTTTTCTACGCTTAACCTTAAGCATCTCATTTGCTAGCTTTATGTTATTGATCATTCTAATGTCAATAGCATCTTCTAAATCAATTGTTTGCTGTTGTAGTGCAATCTGTATGTTCTTCTCTAGGTTTAGTTTTTGTTCTTCGTCTGGAGATATCTCTATAAATATTCCAAAGTCATGTAGATATAAGTCCTTTATCTCATCAAGAATTCCAACGTTATACTTTCCTATCTGCATAGAGAACTCCTCAACAAAGTCAGAGTACTCAAGTATGTCTCCAATTCTTAATGATATACACGTTGCCAATCTTTTTGTTATAGATAGACCAGCCTCTAGTATGTGCCTTGTTGCTGTATTAGAGCTTAGTGCAGCCATCTTCTGTATTCCAACTAGTGCATCTGGATTAGGTGTTGACCCATCTCTAGCCTCATTTATTCCAGTAACGTCACGAATCATGCTTAAGTTATGATTGTAGTTACCAATAAGTGCAGACATTTTAGACTGACCACTATTTGTGTTTAACTCTTGAATAGGAATTCTAGCATTATTAAAGTCCCCATCTTGTGTGTAGCTTCTACCTATAACACTACCAGTCTGGAAGTACATCTTTAATGCATCTTCAGGATTGTATGCTGCACCTGTACCCAAGTCAATTTCATTTATTCCATCAGCGTCAATAAAGACTCCATCTGGAACAATTCTAGCCATCACTTGTTGTAGCTTAAGGTGTGTTAGTTGTATCTGATCTGCAAACGGTATCATTCTCTTAACAAGAGACTCAACATTTCCCTTGTACATTCTAGGTGCGTATGCAATATAATTAGGCATTGCGTTCTGTGAAGCTGACTTTGGTCGGACCATGTTTTTCATCATCTCCCACTTTATCATCTTGTTAGACCCACCAACTAATATACCATCGTACCATACATCCTTAACAGACTCTATCTTCTCGTACATCATCCCTTCCTCAACTGGAGGATTAAATGATGAATCTTTTCTTATTACCTTTTCGCCACCGTTCTCTAATATTTTTTTCTTCCAAACAAACTTCATGTCTGTCTTGTAGTTAACATAAAGAAGTGTTACTACTTCATTTAAAAAAGCATCGTCCTGATAAGTTTTTATTATTGGAAAATAATCATACCAAGCAGAACTAGCGTTTCTTATCTCAGTTAATTCTTCATCTGTTAAGTTTGGATTGATCTTTCTTAGTTCAGTATAGTGAACCATCTTTACCTCTCCGAAATAATAACAGTCAGAAAAATCAGGCCTTTCAGTGTAGCTATGTATCCAATTAGCAGGGTCTACATACTCAACGTTTACGCCATCGTTAATTAAAAATGAATGCTTTACTACGCCAAGACCAATTGTAGTCATGTCGTAGTCAATAAGGCTTCTTGTTTCTGAATACTCGTTCATCTTAAGTATAGTGTCTATTGCCATTTCTTCCGCAATTTCAATGCTAGGCTTATACTTAAGTTGCATGTACAACGATAATTCCTCATCGTTTTCTGGTAATTCATTTGGGTCAACATTAAATGCATCAACTCCAAATTCAGACTTAGTTAGATTAAGGAAGTCTTTTGCGATCATGTCTGACTCGATCATGTCCTGAAACATGTTCTTGTGTTCAGCAGACATAACATCCTGAGCCTCAGCCTTAATTGTAAATAGTCTGTCAGACATTCCGTTAACAACAATGTCAACAAACTTCGGAATAATAGGTATTGGCGACCAATCAAGATTTAAGTGAGACAGGTCTCCATCTATAGATAGCTCGTTTTTATATTTTTGAATTGGCTGCTCACCCCTAGCGTATAATCTAAGTGTATGATAATTGCCCCATTGATTGTAGAACCTACAACTATTTGTATTTTTTTTAAACCACTCTCCCTCAATCGCCTTTGCTACCTTTAAGCCATATTCAATTGTTGCTTTTTCTTCATCGGTTGCGTTCTGGTTGGGGAATGATCTTTGTTGTATTAAGACTGATGGTTTATCCATTATTTTTTTATTTCGCTTCGGTTGCCTGTGTTATCGTATCTTGCAAATTTAATACTTATTTTTGTATTTGTTTTCTCTTGATTAACGATATACTTTTTTGTAGACATAATTGCAAGACCAGAACTAATTGAGGCATCGTGCTTTGTCCTGTTGTTTATATCAAACCTAGCCCAGTCCTCAAGGGTTTTTGTAAAATACATCGACCCCATAGAATCTTGGTCACGGTATGTGCCCTCAAGATCCATGCCTACATATTCTTCAATGTAAGACCCAATAGCTGACGCATGAGCTTGTTTTACGTCCTCAGATGAGTTAGGTATGCCACCGAGCTCTATTTCAGTCTTAGACAGCTTACTATAATGTTTGTCTGGACGATTAATTGAAAATGCCCTGTAACCTCTATTTTTAAAGTGATACAGTAGTCGTTGCTTATTGTTCTCAATTAGTATTGGCATACCATAAAATACACACGCCATAAGAACATCCTCAAAGAATATCTCCGCTGTCTGAGGTCTTGCTATATACTCTAAAAAAAACTCATTTGTTGGTGCGTTTTCCATGTGAAACTTAGTCATTCCATGAAGAGCACCATTTGATCCTCCACCTCCAACAACACCAGATATGTCATACGGGTCACACCCAAACGATCCAATGTTTTCATTTCCAGGATACTTTAATCCCTTTCTGTCTATTACATTGTTTCTTTTGTTCTGCTCTGGTATCCATGAAACAAGAAATCTACCCTTTTGATCAGGAGTCCATATTACAGTAGTATCTTGTTTGCCATCCTTCCAATGAAAGTACCCCCTAGTTACAACTCTATCCTTAATTAAGGAGTCGTTATAGTCAATCTGCTGGTATATCTTTGTTAAGTTAAACAATGACTGCTTTGACTCATCCCTAAATGCATGAGACTCAGTCCTTGGAAACTGTCGATAAAATTCATTTAGTGCGTCAGCATCAGACTTTAATGCTGCAACCTCGTTTGTCCACCAACTAATAACACCGTTAGTTATTTTTTCTCCATCCATTCCAACTATAGGAGTTTTTGGATCTTCAAAAACTGGCCATCCATACCTATCAATGTATCCCTCAATATTCCATTCCATTGGTATAAATAAAGAATACAATCCCTGCTTGGTTTGACCATTTGCAGATCGTGATGCAGGATTACTATCGTTAAATAGTTTCTTAAAATTATCACCACCCTTAGACAATGCATTTGACGTTGACCCCATCATACACTTTCCAACAATCTTTGATCCTAACCTAAGACAGGTCTTTGTTACACGCCAATTGTTTAATATGTTTTCAGGCTTCTCCCATTTACCAGATTCGTCATGAACTAGCAAGAGTAATTTTTCACCGTCATAACTATTGTCAGCAGTATTCTTCCAGTCAATCGTAGTATCAAGACCATCAATCTCTTC